TCTTCAATCGCTTCTTCAGTGATTGAAAACGCTAGAGCAATTGTCTCGTGCGTATATCTAGCAGTGAAAGTTTCTTGAGCATTGTCAAATGTCACTCCTGAACCTTCCGGTTTAGTTTGAGCATTTGCGAAACCTGATAACATTACTTCCTCTTCGAAAGCTCTGTCTGAAGTTTCTGTGTCAAAAATTTCAGCATGCTGATTTTCATACCTTTTATATTCCAGGCCGAATAAAGCATTCAATCCTGGTTCTAGTTCTTTAACTAGCTGTCCTCTTGATATAGCCATATTCTTATACTCCTGAAGTTTCTTTTAGGAAGTGTCTGTTAATTACACCAACTACGTTAACATTTGCTGCATAAGTTGTAGCATTTGCTAATTCATTGTTTGCAATATCCTTAGTCACTCCTAAGATTTTAAATTGATCAGTAGTTGTTGAAACTGCTGATGTGTTCAACTCAACACTAGATACTTTACTGATTCTAGAGTCAGAAGAAACGTATGTAGCAAGGTCTGCTAATGCGTTAATGCTGGCAATAGGTAAAGTTGTGCTAGCTTGAATTTCAAACCTTTCATATGGATCGTCACTAACGAAAGCAACCGCATCAGATGCGTTAATGTCGCCAGGCCAGTAATTTCCAAATGTAGGCTTGCTTGTTGTAGGATCAGTATAGAAGACTCCGTTTAAAGAACCTAGTATTAGTCCAGTAGTTGTGTTCTGCACGCCAATATAACCTGTAGCTAATGCTTGTACAGGGTCATTTTGGTAAATCGCAGCAGTTGTACCACTTGCAATACTATATTCACTTAAACCTTGGTTGTCTCTATTCTGACCAACTTTTCCAATAGCTCTCAAACCGAAAGCTGCGTCTTGGTTAGCCATAGTATTTACTCCTTAGTTTTAGTTTATATTTAGTATCACGGTAGTTGGGATCGCTAAAAAATTATTTTTTAGTACCACCAAAAGTTACGCGACTCTGCCTCTCATTATTGATCGGCATACTTGGGTGCTGTTCCTTCATAAGATCGTTGTTAACTGCTTCGTCTCTCTCTTGAGTCTGCCTTTTAAAATAAGCATCTCGAGACTTTGCGATCTCTTCTGGTATCCTAGCCAGCACTAGGCCGCCTACTCCAATCACTCCTGCGTATTTGCCTTCCGCAACTTGTGGATAAGGATGTTCTGGGTATTGGTCCGCTCTTACGAGTTCCCATCCAGATCTTAACTTACCTGACATGTTCTTTGTATCGTCCATGCCCAAAGTTTCAGTTCTTATCCATCTGTGCCTAAAACCATCTGGCGCAGGTGGTGCATCTAAAGATGACGGGGGTGTCCAAGTCTGAGGTCTAACTTCGTTAGATCTTGACTGGCTCGCACGAGGGGTCTTCATTTTATTTTCTTCGTTCATATGCTTAAACCTCCTTCATGTGTTTTTTTTGTTTTGCATAATCTTCTAATGACACTCCTAATTTTTTGGCGATAGCAACTTCAGAAGGGGTGAGACTGATAGTTTTGCGACCTTGTTTTACACTTCGCGTCGCCGACGCTACTGTCTGTGTAGGTTTTGTCGTTTCACCTTTTGTATTACTATTATTACCAAATTTATGCGGAAATTCAACCCTCATTCTTCGATCTATTTCAGCATAGTATTCATCAGATTTAGGGTCATAGCCCTCTTCATCAACCAACGTTTTATGCACGTCAAAAGCCGTATAAGTCATAGCTTTATCAGTACCAAACCATCTATTATTAGATGCCCAAGCTTCTGCTTTTTCATCTGGTTCTTTTATCTGTGTTTGTTGTGGTTGATAACTAGGTATTTCTTGCTCTTTTTGAGCAGGAACAGTTTCAGCTGCTGCTGATAACTCCTTTAACCTAACTTCTTCGTAACCTAATCTTGATATTTCTTTTTGAATATCAACTTCAGCGTTTACATCTCCAGCTTCTCTTGCTTGTATAAGTTTAGCCTTCTGTGCATCTAAAAGTGATTTAAGGTTACCTTCTCTATCTTTGATAGAGGTTGATTCCAAAGAAGTATATTTTTTTGATGCTTCTTCCGCTTTCTGTTTTTGAATTCTTGCAAATTCAATGGCTTCATCTCTTTGTCTTTGAGCTTCTCTCCATTTACCAGTAAGCTTAGCTATTCTTCTTTGAACATCTTTACTATAATTTTCTAATTCTATATCTTTCGATTCTTTCTGATCGTCTTCACTTTTTTCCTCGCTGCTCGCTTCTTGCGACGCGGGGCTAGTGTCTTGCTCCGTAGTTTCAACTTGTTCTTCAGTTTGTGCTTCGTCTTTTAATTCAACTTCTGCACTTGGTCCTGAAGTATCTATATCAACCATCGGAGTATCTTTTCTTGTTTCTTCTTGCATAGTCTCCTCCTATGTTTATATGTGATGCAATACAGATTCTGGATCTTTAATAGTTCCAAGAACCTCATCGTCGTTTAAGATACGGACTTCTCCGCCATCTATTGGTAAACGTGATCCTGCGTATCTTGCAAAAATCACCCAATCTTTTTCTTTACACCAAGCGCCTGATGGAAACTTATCTTTGTCTTTATAAGCCTCAGGTCCCATCTTTAGAACGTAACCACAGTTCACTGCGATTCTTAATCTATCTAAAGTTTCTTGTGCAACAATAATTCCACCTTTAGTTTTATCTTTAGGTGTGAATGGTAAAACTAATAATCTCCAACCCGAAGGTGTTGGTAGTTCATCAACAATAGAACTGACATTTGTTTCGTCAACTCTTTTTGATTTTACCTCTTCTTCTTTTTTATTTTCTTCTTTATATTTTTCCTCAAGTGCTAGTTTCGTCTTCGGGACTTCTTTTTCCGAACTCGACAACGTTGGTGAGGTCTGTTCCTTTAGTATCATCTTTTTTATCCTCCTTTGGATTTAGCAGGTTTGATATTTCCTGATCTATTAATTGTAAGGCGTGAGCCTGTCCTAAAAGATATCTATATTGTTCCATATCTTTTACTCCTCCAGCAACCATAGTGTCACCTATTTGCTGATATGAAGATCGTATTGACTTTCTAAGTCTTCCTAAAAATTGTTCAAAATCCATTTAGCAATTCCATTTTCTAAGACTCTTGTTAATCCTAGAATTTGGATCGCGTGCAGTTTTTGCAGATGTTAATCTTTTTTTCATACCTGTCATACGTGCGCAGAACGATTTTCTACGATTAGCAGCCTTAGAACCTTTCTTTAATTTAGACGGTTTTGTTGTTACAGCTGTTTTTAATTTAGATCCAGGATTAGCAGCTCTATAAGATGCAACCCCTTTTCTATTTAAACCACCGCTAGGTGATTTGCCTTCTTTTCTTTGCCATGCAGCAGTTCTTGCCATTATATCATACCTTTGTAGTATTTTTTATAACTTGGGTTTCCTACTGTTTTTCCATCAACATCAAGTTGAATGAAACTACCCATATAACCACCATTAGCAGCATTTGATCTCTTTGTAAAGGTCTTGACGTTAGTTGGTTTAGGACCGGTATTACCCGCTGCTCTTTTTCGTTTGACAGCACTCGCCTTTTGCGAGCTTGTCATTCGTGTGGCTTTTGCAAGTGGTACGCATTTTGGATAAGCTCTTTTGCTCCCCTTTGATCTCCCGCAAGGTTGATACTTGCCGTCCTTCTTCGGAGCTCCGATGTCTACCCATTTCTCTTGTACCCACTTACGTAATCCCATTATTTTACACTTATTTTACTATAATCACCTTTTTGAAAATCAGGTTTCTTTTTCTTTTTTCCAAAAATTTTTTTAGCAGTAGACACTGCTGATCCACCTGGAGTTAATGCAGATGCTACTTTTCTAAATCCTTTTTTCAATGCTTTTTTGTTTCGAGATTTGTGTCCTTCAGTGAATCTTTCTTTTCTCATTGGATTAGTTCTTATAGTTTTTCTACCAAAGGCAGATTCCAATATTTCTTTTCTAGAAGCTTCTTTTCTTTTTTGTTTACTATCCATTTTATTTTCTCCTTTTAGTTTTTTTCTTTCCACCTGGTTTTATTTTACCAGAGCAAACTGCTGATCCATACATATTAGCATATGCAGATGGATACACTTTAAATTTTCTTTTAGCAGCTGCTTTACCTTTTGCACAAAGTTTTGCCATTATGAACCTGTTTTTACTCTTCTTGGATTAAATTTAGGTTTTCTAAAACCACCTGGTTTTACTCCACCTGTTTTTCTAGCTTCAGGAGGTAAAATTGGTTTTTTATTTTGTTGTAAAGATTGTCTTCTCTCCATCATTTGAGATAGTTTTTTTATTTTTCGATCTCTAACTCTATCTTTTCCCATAGGGTTTTTTGTTCCAGATCTAAATGGTGATTTTGGTCTTCCTCCTGCTGGCATTAGTGTCTCGCTTTCCCAAATCCTTGGATTTGTATTGTTTGTTTTTTTCCTTTTGGATTTCCTACTTCGTCAACAGCATTATCAGCTTTGACTTCAACAGGGCCTCCCATAGCAAATACGCCTCTACCTTTTAGAATATCTGCTTTAGTTATTTTTCCATCTTTGTTTAAATCTGGAAATGATTTTTTCTTTTTCATTTTTTACTCCCGTTTGTTTTAATTAAGTCAGTTGCTTTAATTCCATATATCGCTGCAACGACAGATACCCATAATGAAACTATCCACCATGGCATTTCCTGAAGTTTCATAAAATA